ATATTACTTCTAGTGCCAATATCATTGGTGGTAATATGTCAAGTTCTGGCAATGTTGCTGCAACTGGCAATGTCACTGGCGGTAATGTTACATCTGCAGGAATAATCTCTGCAACTGGCACTGTCAGCGGTGGTAATTTAAGTACCTCTGGATTAGCTGATGTTGGTAGAATACAATCCAGCGGCAACGCTGTTGTTTCAGGAAATCTATCTGGTGCTAACATCACCACTGCGGGATTGATTAGTGCAACTGGTAATATCACAGGTGGTAACTTAGTCACAACTGGCATAGCCAATATTGCCACTTTGGCAGTTACTGGTAACGCCACAGTCAATGGCACTGCACAAATAACAGGTAACACTTCAGTTACTGCCAACCTCAGTGCAGGCAATATTACATCTGGTAATCGTATAGGTACTGTTGATCTAAACGTAACTGGTAATGCCAGTATTGCCAATATTTCAGGCAACATCAATATCACTGGTAACATTACCGCTGGTGGTAACTTACAAGTCTTTAGTCTTACAGCAACAGCCAATGTCACCGGTGGCAATTTAACCACAGCCGGAACTGCCAACATTGGTAGATTAGAAGTAACTGGTGATGCAATATTTAAAGGCAATATTACTGGTAATGTCACGGTCACTGGCAATCTTACCACTACTGGTAATTTAACAGTCAACGACTTATCAGCAAACACAGTAACAGCAAACGCTAACATAGTTGGTGGTAATTTAAACACAGACGGATTAGTATTCGCAGCTGGCAACGTCACAGGCGGTAACATAACCACAGTTGGTCAAGTTGCTGCAGGTGGTAACATCACAACAACTGCCAATGTCTCTGGAGGTAATCTAAATACACCAGGAAAAGTAACTGCTGATGGCAACATTTCAGGTAGTAATTTAACCACACCCGGGCAAGTTGTTGCAACTGCCAATGTTTCTGGTGGTAACTTAACTACACCAGGAAAAATTGATGCCACTGGTAATATTACGACAAGCGGTAACGTCAGTGCCAGCTTCTATCAAGGTAACGGCTACTTTCTAACTGGAATTATTACTTCAGTTGCCAACATCAACAACGGCAGCTCAAATGTACGTATTGACACCTCAGGTGGTAACATCTTGGCCAATGTAGGCGGTGTTGCCAATGTTTTTGCTATCACACCTGTAGGCGCCAATGTCACTGGAAATCTTGCTGCAACTGGCAATGTTTTTGCCGGGTATTTCTTTGGAAATGTTGTTGGTAATATTTCTGGTAATATAACAGTTGGTGGAGCAAACACTCAAGTATTATTCAACGATAACAATTTACCCAACGCCACTGCAGGGTTTACTTTTGACAAAGCCACCAATGCAGTGACAATGTCTGGCAATGCAACAGCAGCCAATTTCACTACAACTGGCGCAGCAAACATTGGTACTCTTGAAGTCACTACTCTTGCCAACATCAAGTCTACAACTGCAGCAACATCAACCACAAGCGGTGCACTGAAAACTGCAGGCGGTCTAGGAGTAGTAGGTAATGCTTATATTGGCGGGTTAATTGCAGCCACTGGTAATGTATCAGCTGGCAATGTAACCACCGCTGGTATTGGCAACATTGGTACCTTGGCAGTTGTCGGCAATTCTACAATTGGTGGAACACAAACTGTCACTGGCAACTTAACTGCTGCCAATTTAAACACTGCTGGTCTAGTAGCGGCAACTGGCAATGTCACAGGTGGCAATTTAAACACAGGTGGCCTAGTATTGGCCACTGGCAATGTCACAGGTGGCAATTTAACCACCGCAGGAGTTATCAATTCCACAGGTAACATCACCGGTGGAAATATAATCAGTAACGGAATAGTCAGTACCAACAATGTTGTTGGTAGTTTATCCAATGTCACAGTCACCGCAGGAAATTATGTAACAACATTTAACAACACTGGAAATGTTAGTTTTCCGGGCAATACAACTGCTACTAGCAATGTTATTGGCGGAAATTTAACCACAGGCGGTCAAGTTGTTGCTACAGGTAACATCACCGGCGGCAATGTTGGCACAGGCGGCTTGATATCAGCAAGTGGCAATGTCACCGGAGGTAATTTAAACACAGGTGGCCTAGTATCAGCCACTGGCAATGTCACAGGTGGAAATTTAATTACCACAGGTATCGCCAATATCAGTACATTGGAAGTCACTACTCTTGCCAACATCAAGGCCACCACTGCTGCAACATCAACCACAAGTGGCGCACTGAAAACTGCAGGTGGCTTGGGCGTGGCAGGCAATGCTTACATTGGCGGGTTAATTGCAGCCACTGGCAATGTCACAGGTGGCAATTTAACCACCGCTGGTATTGGCAATATTGGAACTTTGGAAGTAACCGGAACTGCCACTGTCATTGGGAACGTAACAGGTGGCAATTTAACCACCACAGGAACAGCCAATATTGCAACTTTGGCAGTGACTGGTAGTAGTAGTTTTGCAGGAAATGTAACTGGCAATTTAAATGTCACTGGCAATATTGCAGGTGGCAATTTGCTTACACCTGGACGAGTCGTTGCCACCAGCAACGTTATAGGCGGTAATCTAACAACCACGGGCACGGCCAACATTGGAACTCTGGCAGTGACTGGAAATGCCGCAATCGCTGGTAATACTTCAAGTGGTAATATTTCAAGCGCAGGCAATATTAATGCCACTGCCAATGTTGTTGGTGGTAATATTACCACTGCAGGTATTGCCAATATCAGTACATTGGAAGTAACTGGCACAGCCAGTGTTGTTGGTAACACGTCAAGCGGTAACATTTCCACTACTGGATTAATCAACGCCACTGGCAATGTAATAGGTGGCAACATCACTACGGTAGGGGTGGTTGCTGCCACTGGCAATATCATTTCTACTGCCAATGTAATAGGTGGCAATTTAACCACAGGTGGCTTGGTATCAGCCACTGGCAATGTAATAGGTGGCAATTTAACCACTGCTGGTAAAGCCAACGTTGGAAATTTAGAAGTAACCGGAACTGCCACTGTCATTGGGAACGTAACAGGTGGCAATCTTATCACCGCAGGGTTGATCAATGCCACAGGAAACATCACTGGTGGCAATCTTCTTGCAACCGGCATAGCCAACGTTACAGGAAATATCTATGGCAATAATATTATTGCTAGGTCTAACATTGAAGTTTTGGGCAATAAAATTGATTCAGGCACCACAACTAGTTTGTTGTTCGCGCCTGGTAATGTCAGTTTTGTGTCTGGTAACATCATTGTTGACGGGAATTACATTTATGGGTTAAACGGCACTGGTGCGCTTAATCTTTTTTATAACGGTGAAGGTGGCAGCGTTGGTGTTGTCAACAATCTAACAGTTGGTGCCGATGGGGAAGGAAATCTAACAGTACAAGGTCTAAGTAATCTAGCAGGTAATACCAGTGTCACAGGCACATTGAGCGTGACTGGTAATGTATCTGGTGCAAACATTACCACTGCTGGTATTGTAACAGCCACAAGTAACATCACAGGCGGTAATCTAATTACCAGTGGCCAAGTTGTTGCCACTGGTAATATCAATACCACAGCCAATGTTGTTGCTGCCAATGTAGTCACTGCCAACATTAATAGCAGTGGTGGTATTTCAATCACCACAGGCGGTAATAATAACATTGAGTTGAATCCCGGCGGCACTGGTAACATTGTTTTGGACAACAACTATATCAATAGTCTTGCTGATCCTGTGCAGAATCAAGACGCTGCTACAAAATTCTATGTTGATACTTTAGCAACCACAGGCATTGCCTATCATGAACCGGTTGTTGCTGCTACAATATCTAATCTAGCTGTGGCCACCAGCGGTACCATTACCTATGCACAACCCAACGGTGTTGCCAATGGCGTTGGTGCAACAATTACCACCACTGGATCATTTAACTTAATTGATACTGCCAACATTCAAACTGTAGGCACACGGGTGTTGGTCAAAGACGAAGGCAATGCAGTGCTCAATGGTGTGTATACCTGGGCCAACTCTTTGGCAATTGTACGTTCGGTTGACGCAGATCAATACGGGTCAAACAGTGCTGAATCATTTAGTATCAACGATTATTTTTATGTACAAAGCGGCAATGTCAACGCCGGCTCAGCTTGGATAGTTAACTCACCATCTGGAACCATAACATTTGGCACCAGCAACATAACTTTTGCTGAATTTAGTCAAGCTCAGATTTATACTGCAGGCAACGGTATTGATATCAATGGCGGCATTATATCAGCCAGAGTTGATAACAACACCACTGCGTTTGATGGTACTGGAAATATCATTGTCAAAGCCGGTGCAAATCTAACAACGCCAAATATTGGTTCAGCCACTGGTGTGAGTTTGACCACAACTGGCAATATCACAGCCAACAATATCTCTGCCAACAGTTTTCTAGCTGCCACAACAATTAACGCAACAGGAAATATCACAGGCGGAAACATCAACAGCAATGGTGCTGCCAACATCACCGGCACTGCGGCAACCGGAAATCTCAATGTCACTGGGTTCGCCAACATATTAGGTAATCTGCATGCGCTGGGCAACGCACACTTTGGGCAAGATATAACTTTTGCTGCAGCCCAGGCCAATATTCAGTACGCAGGGACTGCCAACAGTTATGTACAGTTAATAGCTCAAAACAAAGACAACGGGTCGGCAGCAAGCACAGACTTTGTGGCCACTGCCGACAACGGTACAGATACAGATACCTACATTAACATGGGTATTAATAGCTCAGGGTACACTCAGGCTGGGTATGGGTTACAACGGGCCAACGACGGCTATTTGTACGTGGCAGGAAACACCGCAACCGGCGGCGGCAATCTGGTACTCAGCACATTTGATAACAACGATATTATTTTCTCAACTGGTGGTGTTGATACCGGGGACGAACAAGGTCGATTCCAATACGGTAATGGATTCAAAGTCACTGGTAACATTTATTCTACCGGCAATGTACGTGCGCTGAACTTTATTGGTAATGTTGTGGGTAATATTGTTGGTAATATTACGATCCCTGGCTCAAACACTGGTGTGGTATTCAATGATGGCGGTGTTGCAAACTCTTTAGCAGGGTTTACATATGACAAATTTACCAATCAAGTTGCAGCCACTGGTAATATCACTGCCAATGGCAACATCAGCGGAAGTTACATTCTTGGTAATGGACACTTTTTAACTGGTGTCATCACCAGCTTGGCCATTATCAATAGCGGTACTTCCAATGTACGCATTGATGGTGCAAATGGTAACATACTGGCCAATGTAAACGGCACTGCCAATGTAATGGCTATTTCCAATACCGGGCTGGTTATCACTGGAAATGTCACATCAAACGTTGGTTACTTTATTGGTAATGGTGTGTTTCTTACCGGAGTTGTTGCAGCCACATCCAACAGTACTGGTGTTACTAATATCAACTACGGAACATCCAATGTTCGTATTGATTTACCAGATGGTAATATTTCGGCTAATGTGGGCGCCAACGCCAATGTATTTGTTATAGCACCTTTTGGTATTACTGTGTCAGGTACTGCTGGAATTACTGGCAATATCACAGGTGGAAATTTAACCACAGTTGGCAAGGCCAATGTTGGTATATTAGAAGTAACTGGCAATGCCAGTGCAAATTATTACTTTGGTAACGGATCACAGTTAACTGGTGTTCTCAATACCTATTATTCTAATATCAATCTTGGCACGTCAAATATTCGTATTGACACTCAAGATGGTCCTATCCTTGCCAACGTAGGTGGAGTTGCCAATGTGTTTGTGATAACAAACACTGGTGCAAATGTTTTGGGTACATTTGATGCCACAGGCAATATCACAGGTGGCAACTTAACTACCACAGGTATAGCCAATATTGGTACCCTGGCTGTGACTGGGGCAGCCACTGTCACTGGCAATGTCACCGGCGGAAACATTATCACTGCTGGCAATGTCACTGCGACTGGAAATGTGCAAGGCAATTATATTCTTGGCAATGGATCACAGTTAACTGGTATCAGTACTGACGCCAATAAAATCTTCAATGGCACTTCAAATGTACGCATTGACACTTCAGGTGGTAACATTTCAGCCAACGTGGGCGGCACTGCTAATGTTTTAATTATCGCATCCACTGGTGCCAACATCAATGGTTATATTGATGTCACTGGAAATGCCATAGCCGGCAATTTAACCACCGCTGGCACAGCCAATGTTGGCAAATTAGAAGCAACAACCACTGCCAATGTAACAGGTAATCTAACAGCCGGAAATATCAGCACAGCCGGCCAAATGTCAGCCACTGGCAATGCAACAGTGGGTAATTTGAGCACTGCAGGCCTAATATCAGCAACTGGCAACATCAGCAGTGGGAATCTAAACACAATTGGATTGGTGTCAGCATCAGGAAACATCACCACAGTCACTGGCAATGTCAGCGGAAGTTACATTCTTGGTAATGGTTATTTCTTGACCGGTGTGATTACATCTGTTGCCAACATCAACAACGGCAGTTCAAATGTAAGAATTGACAGTGCAGGTGGCAATGTTTTGGCCAATGTAGGTGGTGTAGCCAATGTATTTGCTATCACTCCAATTGGTGCCAACGTCTCTGGCAATCTTGCAGTTACTGGCAATGTCAGTGCAAATTACTTCCTTGGAAATGGATCACAGTTAACTGGTATTGTTTCTACCACTGACAAAATTGCAAACGGTACTTCAAATGTACGCATTGATACCTCAGGTGGTAACATCCAGGCCAATGTAGGCGGTGTTGCCAACGTATTTTTGATTTGGGCCGACGGGGCAAACGTCACCGGTAATCTCAATGCCACTGCTAACATTACCGGTGGTAATATTATCACAACTGGAATAGCCAATACTGGTACGTTGATAGTCACTGGGACTGCTACTATAACTGGCAACGCCAATGTCACTGCCAATATTGCAGGCGGAAACATTAGCACTGCCGGTAGAATCACTGCAACCAGCAATGTCACAGGTGGCAATTTAACCACAACTGGCATAGCCAACATTGGTACCTTGGCTGTAACCGGAGCTGCCACAGTCACAGGTAATATCACAGGTGGTAACTTAACCACCGCTGGTATAGCCAACGTTGGTACTTTGGCAGTAACTGGAGCAGCTACAGTCACAGGTAATATTACCGGTGGTAATATTACCACCGGTGGACAAGTTGTTGCAACTGGTAACGTAACAGGTGGCAATTTAATAACATCAGGCAGCGGTGGTAACATCACCGGTGCCAATGTAGTTTCAGCTACTACATTTACAGCAACTGGCAATGTCACTGGTGGTAACTTGACCACCGCTGGTATCGCCAATATTGGAACTTTGGCTGTAACTGGCAACGGCAATGTCACAGGTAATCTAGGCGTTACAGGCAATGTCAGTGCAAATTATTTCCTTGGTAACGGATCACAATTAACTGGTATTAGCACCAATACTGATAAAATCTTCAATGGCACTTCAAATGTACGTATTGACACCTCAGGTGGCAACATCTTGGCCAATGTGGGCGGCACTGCCAATGTATTTGCCATCACTCCAATTGGCGCCAACGTCACTGGTAATCTTGGGGTCAGCGGTAATGTCAGCGCAGGTTTCTTCCTTGGTAGTGCCAATGCTACAAACCTAGTATCAGGTACAGTGCCCAGTGCTAGACTCACTGGCACCTATGCTATTAATATCAGTGGACTAGCTGCCACATCCAACACAGTAACTGATGCTGCACAACCTAATATTACTTCAGTTGGCACCTTAACTTCACTGACAGTCACTGGAAACGTCGCTGGTGGTAATTTAACCACTGGTGGACTGGTATTGGCCACTGGCAACATCACAGGTGGTAATTTAACCACAGCTGGAATTATCAAGGGCAAAGATCAATTTGTCATGGATTCAGGCCCCAGTGAAGGCGCACAGATTGTTTTGGCTTGGCCCGGAGTTACAGGACTTTTTGGTCAAGCCAACGGCACTTGGAATATTGACGTTGATTCTAGCAACACATTTAGAACCTTTTATCAAAATGCATCTGGGCAGGCAGGAGTGCCCTTTACACTCTACCCAGGAAACAGTTTAGCTCAATTCTCAAGCAATGTCAGTGCAAGTTATTATTTTGGTAATGGTAGTCAGCTCACCGGTGTTGTTGCTGCAGCCGGGGCTAATATTGTCAATGGAACATCAAATGTCAGCATACCAGTAGCCAATGGAAATGTCAACACCAGTGTTGGCGGCACTGCCAATGTGTTAGTGGTTACAAGTACTGGAGCAAATGTTGCTGGTACTTTCGATGCCACAGGTAATATCACAGGTGGTAATGTCACTACCACAGGTATTGCTAACATTGGTACGTTGGCAGTGACTGGCAACGCTACAGTAGCAGGCACCGCAATAGTCACTGGTAACGTTACAGGTGGAAATTTAATTACTACCGGCCTAGTTGTAGCCACTGGAACTATTACAGCAACAGCTAATATTGTTGGTGGAAATTTAGTCACCGCTGGCATAGCATCAATTGGTGGAAATATCACGACCGGGGCCAATGCCAACGTTGGTAATGTCAACGCAACTGGAATAGTATCAGCTGCTGGCAATGTTATTGGCGGGAATATATCTACCACTGGAATTGCCAACATTGGTACGTTGACAGTGACTGGTGATGGATTGATATCTGGTAACCTAACAGTCAACGGTAATACAAATTATGTCAATGTCACTAATTTAAACATACAAGATCCAATTATAGGTATTGGACGTGGCGCAAACAATGCTCCACTGGTTACAAATGACAACAAAGATCGCGGCGAACAGCTTTGGTATTATTCTGACAGTGAAAAGTCTTCATTTATTGGATATGATAATTCAGCCGGCAATCTAATTGCTGCAGTTGATGCTACAATCACTGCCGAAGTAGTCACGGTCAACAGTTACGGCAATTTTGTAGTTGGTACACTGGCTGCAAACACTGTCAACGCCACTGGTACAATTAACGCTACTAGCAATGTCACTGGCGGTAATATCACCACTGGTGGGCAAGTAGTTGCCATAGGCAATATTCAAACTAGCAATTACTATATTGGCAACGGTGCGTTCTTATCTGGTATTGCATCTATCACATCGGTTTATTATGAATTGCAAGTACAAGGAAATACAACTGGCAATGCAGCCGGCAATGCAACACTGACGGCATCAAACAGTTCTGGTATCTTGTATCCACGGGCCGGCAATGGTATTGCAATGTTGGGCAATGCCACAACAAATGTGCTGACAATTACAGTTGCAGGAAGTACCAATGATGGCACTCTATGGGGCGCCGGCGGCGATTGTGGACTTGTCACAGCCGGCACTACTCCACCAGATTATGACAATGGATTAGTAAATGCAGGAGTTGTTGATGCATATGATCTTGGAATACTTCTTCAAACAGCGCCAGGTGGAGCAAATGGTTCCATTCAATTCAATTATAATAATCAAAATTTTGGTGGGGCTGAAAACTTTACTTGGTCTTCTAATACCGCAAATCTATATGTTGGTGGTAACGCCACATTTACTGGCAGCCAGACTGTTGGTGGTAACGCCACAGTCACTGGCACACAGACTGTCACCGGCAACATCACAGGTGGTAATCTTACCACAGCAGGCGTGCTCACAGTTAATTCAGGCAATGCTGCTACTGCTATTATAAATGGCGGATCTAATGCTGTGGGCAATATTGGTAGTTCGTCAAAGTATTTTAACACAGTATTTGCCAAATCAACTTCAGCACAGTACGCTGACTTAGCCGAGATATACGATACTGACATTGAGTATCAGCCAGGCACTGTGATGATAATTGGCGGCATTAAACAGTTGACTCAAAGCACAATGTCACATGATTCCAAAGTAGTGGGTGTGATCAGTGATAAGCCAGCCTATCTGATGAACACAGGAGTTGATGGGCAACCGTTGGCGTTGACTGGAAAAGTCCAATGCTTGATAAAAGATTCAGTAAAACGCGGCGACCTGTTGGTAAGTAGCGATATGCCCGGATATGCACAGGTGTTAGATCCGGCACTGTATCAAGTTGGATGCGTATTTGGTAAGTCACTTGAAGATTTTAATGGTGACACTGGGAAAATTTGGATATTAGTTGGTAGATACTAATCCAGTAAATAAATAAAGATAGGTAAAAAACATGGCAACTCAAGTACAATTTAGACGTGGATCAACAGCGCAGAACGACGTGTTCACTGGCGCCGTTGGTGAGATCTCAGTCGATACCGACCTCGACATTATTCGTGTTCACGATGGGTCAACCCCAGGTGGGTTTTCAATGGTTGGTGTGACCAACACCCAAACACTAACTAACAAAACTCTAAGTAATTCCGCAATCACCGGCAATGGTGTGATCAATATCACTGCTGCTATCACTAGCACTGCCAACATAACCGGGGGCAATATACTTTCTAATGGTATAATGAGTGTTAACTCAAGTAACGCAGCCCAGGCTATCACCAATGCTGCCGGCAACGGTGTAGGTAATATTGGTAGCGCAACTGGTTACTTTAACACAATTTTTGCCAAAGCTACGTCTGCACAGTACGCTGACTTGGCAGAGATGTATGTGTCAGATGCAATCTATGAATCAGGCACTGTGGTTAGTTTTGGCGGTGCATATGAAATTACTCGCACTGAGTCTACAGGTGATGTCAAAGTAGCTGGGGTCGTAAGTACTACTCCTAGTTATTTGATGAATACTGGACAACAAGGAGAATTTGTTCTTCCGATTGCATTGACTGGAAAAGTACCAACTAAAGTTGTTGGGGATATTAGCAAAGGTGACATGATGGTCTCTGCTGGCAATGGATTCGCCATGGCCTGTGCCACTCCAACAGTTGGAATGGTGATTGGTAAATCACTTGAAGACTTCAGCGGCGTGTCAGGCGTAATCAATATTGTCGTTGGACGACTATAATCCCTGCTCAATCAATTGAATCTTCTGTTGTACTGTATCTAAATTAACTGTATTCCAAAGGCCCGGGTGCATGGGCCTTGGCCACACTCCAGAATCAATCCAGGCATAGCCTTGATGTTCGTCATTTAAAGTGGGCAAGAATTCTTGATCTACTGCGCAAAAGAATGTGTTGTAAACAAATGTTCCTTCGGCACTGGTGAATTTTTCTATAGGTAAAAATTTACTAGATGCAAAACTCATGCCAAGTTCTTCCTGACACTCTCGCAGTATTCCATCTAATAGACTTTCATTACGATCACATTTGCCACCAGGCAAGCCCCAAGAATCCGGGTGCCGTGTGTCATTTCTAAGAAGGTAAAGATATCTACGAGTGTTGCGACTAAAAAACCAAATACCAACTGCGTTTACAATATAAGATTCCACGATCCTCCGGGATATAACCCATCGTAACTTTTGACCCATTCGCCAACGGCGTTGACATCTGCCACTGGTATGCCCAACCATTTGTATTGAATTCCGGTAGTAATGTTTGTGACATACTGTGTGTCAGGCATAGTTTGAGAATCAAAAGACACACGCCAGCGTTGTCCATCATACTCAACAATGTCATTGGCACGAGCAATCAATGGTTGTCCATTGAGTCCGGCCCAGGCTGTTGGATTACTAGAATATGGTCCAGTATTTTCTATGCTGCCGGTAGGTTCGGTCAACAAGTATCGCTGCCCAGTTAAACTTGAATCTAATCCATCACCAGGCGCACTTAACAATGGGTTAATAACTGCATCAATTGGTGCCAAGGTATTCTGTGGCGCTGTGGCAGTATCAATATTGAACAATAAAAAGCGATCATCTGCAGGATTCAGTGCCACTGTACCAACAATTTGTGTGTCTGGTTCCCAGGGATTGTCTAATGTGACATAACTGATACCCGGGCGCAGGGCTCCATACAAGTCAATCACGCTTGGCCACACCAATTGATCTGGCACTGGCGAATCCGGTGGTGTTAAACTTGTAATAGGTTCGCTAATAACATCTTGCGGCTGCAAAATTTGCAATTGACCGTTTAACAGCAACACCTGATAATCGTAGGGTGTAACTTTGATTCGTGTACCAAGCAGCAGGTCGTTGTCAATTATGGCATTGCTGGCGTCGCCTTGTGAATCGTAAATGCTGGCAATGATACGTTCTACCACACCCAGCTTCTTGATCTTGGCCGGAGCACTGATCCAAATTGGCAATCCAAAGCGCAATGTGCATACATCAATTTGATCATCTGTGCCTTGGGGAATAGTACGACTGCTCCAGCTCACTGATTCAAGTTCCACCACACTTAGACTGGTCCAGTCAATGTAGTTGTCTGTGCTTTGTATTTCCAGGCTAGGGTTGAACAGTGTTAGAATCTGTTCAAGCAACTGCATTTTTTGATTGGTGTTGGATGTCCAGATGTCAAGATTTAACGTGAGCTTGTAAGGCACAGGCATCAAACGTTCAATGGTAAATGCGTTGGCCTGGGTAACTTCGTAGGTATCAGTGTCTTGATCAAAATAACGTTGCCGCACATTGATCTTGTCCACAAATGTTGGCTCTTGAATGCGTCCACGGTCATAGTCCAAGTTCACAATATAAAATGTCATCAACGGAGTTGAAGGCATCATATTTGCAGAGTTCTGTTGAATAATGGTTTGTGCATTGCGACTTGCATCGCCGTAACGTACCGGAACACGTACCAAGGTATCAGGTGGTGACACGCCGGCTTGATTTTGCCCAAACTCCACTTGGAAGTTTGAAAACACTCTTGTAAACTGCAACAAGAATCTGCGTATTTGACCGTCATAAAAGAAACTTTGCATGGTTTAACTTGATTTCTGTCCTGGTTGTGTGTCTGGGTACGGCTTTCTTGGTTTTTCGCCACCTTGATCGCCATTGTCTGCCAGCGGTTTGAGTGCGCGGCTAAGACTCTGACGACTTGGTATGTTACCAAGATCATTGGTTGATGTAGTGTATGTATTGTTGACAAATGACGAGCGCAAAGTATTGTTGTCTGAGCCCGGAGTGAGCTGTGTGCGAACAACTTCTTCAATCTTGATCCAACGAACGCCATCAAAACGGAACAATCTATTGGGGAAATAATCCAATCGCAAACAGTATTCACCAAGTTGAGCTTGTAACGGGAAGGTGACTCCTGGCGTTACTGGTAATCCATTTGGCGCAATCCCGTCACCAGTTAGGTATCCTGCTGTATAACCATCTGCACGAGGAGTTGTATTTTCGTTAGTGACAGTGCGACTTGCATCTGGTGTTGTATCATCAGAAGTGTAGGTGCTTGGATCAGCAGGCGATCCGTCGGCATTGGTTGGTAAAATATAAAACTTAACTGTGTCGTAGCCCGACAATGGAACTTCGGCTTCGGCTTGTATCAAGATAGCATC